AGGTCAACCTTCTTTTGCTTCTTGAAATCAAACGTTGGGACAAACTCATCCCCGCCCTCTGACTCATTGTACTCTACAAGTTCGACTACTTGCACCGCTTGTAACTCAAGTGACGTATTAGTCTTACCGTCGCGGTTCCATGTGTGCGCCGAGCACTGAATGTTACATACCGAACCGTTACCGATAAGGTCAGTGAACTTGTTACCGAACGTGTCTACCACTACCACCGGCTTCTTAGGTTTACCACCTACACCGAACGTCGTAGACTTCTTCAACTTAACTTGTTTAAGGCCGTCTTCCAACACCAACTCGTGGTCTTGATTTCGCTTGAACCTAGGGAACAACTTAGTTTCCTTGTAGTCGTCCGCTTGCTCCTCAGACAGTACAATTTGTACAGTCCAATTGTGATTACCTTCACCTTGGTAAGGTGGCTCCGGGTTATCCCCTTGCAGTTTCGCCCAATTTACTTTCACGTTCTCAAACGCGTACTTAGCTATTTCGTTAGCCATTTTACTTCTCCTTTTTTATCGTATTAATCATCAAAATCCAAGTTGTCTAAAGCGTCTTCGATATTATCGTATTCTTCTACTTTAGGCTTCTCTTCCTTTGCTACTTCCGGCTTTGGTTTAACCTCAACCGGCGCTTTCGCAGCCTTTTCTTCTTTAGGAGCGGTCTTAAACGCCCCTTCCTTATTAATCGGAGAGTCCACCACAGCAGTTATTCTGTCTATGGTTTCCTTCTCCGTCTTAATTACTTTGTCCACTGTAGTGAGTTCAGCTTCTTCAATGAACCTCACTGCTTTGAACGTTAATGATGGGTACTCTTTAGTAGCGTCGAACCCTAGTTGTGTTACCACGTACATCGGGTCAACACCCCTCTTGGATAACTGTGCACCGTAAGCCCCTAAGGTCTTAAGCGCAGTCGCTGACACTTTGAGTAACATAGGGTCGTCCATGTTGTCTGCCGTAGCAACGCACAGTCTCATTGAGTCTGAACATGCTTTACCCTTACCACCTCTGTCAGTTATACGAGACCCCCATTGACTGTGAGGACATATAGAACACTTCTTAGACTGTGGTGCATCCGCATGTTCCGAAGGTGTAGTACCGTTATTCGTATAGCAAGTAGGGTTACTGAAACCGCCTTCTTCGTACCCGTCAACGTAGTACGCCTTAGATTTATTTGGGTTACTTGCTAAGATGACAACATCTAGCGTGTAGTCGCTTAATAGGTTTCTATAGTTGCCTTCTTCTACGTGGAACTCCCCACCTTTCGTCGACAACGTTTTAATTCCACCACCGCCACCTGCCGCCGCGAAAGGATTACTACCGCTAAACATACCTTTAAGGTGCGCAGGCATTTTACTTAGTGTGGTGGTACTCATTTTCGTCTAAAGTTTATGACTTGGGTTTCACTCCAATTCACACCCGGTGGTAGGTCTGCGTTCTCTTCTTTGTACTGTAGTACCGCAGTCTTATTAACTCGTCGCTCTAGCATTTCCCAAGCGTCATCTTTTTGTATGTGCTCAAGTAGTGCGTCCCAATCACCAACAGTTGCTGATACTCTCGTGGAACGGTACGCTGTACCAACTCCATTAGAGGACACGTTATCTATCCCACGCTCATTAAAACGCTTCAAGAACTCTACCTCAATATTACTTTGTTTATCTTTATCTCCTGCGTCGTCTACGTTGTAGTCCGCTTTTCTACGGGCTCTACGGTCTCGCAGTGCGATGAACATTTTCAACAATGAAACGTCATCTAATTCACTCGCTTTCGCCATTACTACTCTCCTTTTTATCTACTAACCAAAAATTGATGTCTTCTTCATCCCAACGAAGTACCTTAGGTGATACCCGTATCGGTTGGGGGAAGCTGACTTCGCGTCTGCGTAACGAGGGCAACGCCCCTTTACTAATACCTAATTTGTCCGAAACTTCTTCGGGTGTAAGTAAGTTCATCTGTGTTCAAATCCTATCGTGTGAGTGCAAGAGAGTACATATTATACTAAACAATTTAGTATGTCAAGCGATATGTTCACCTCTGTGTGCTTTTATTTCATCGAGTAAAGCACCCTGCATTTTCTGCTTGTTTTTAAGCCTTGTGTACATGCGTTTCTCGACTTTTGTACCCTCAAGCATGATGATAAAATTGTTCATTTTTTGCCCCGGTCTGTTGATACGACCGTTCGCTTGCTCAAAGGTTTCGTTGGATGTAACACACGAGTACCAAATTATCGTACTCGCCGCCGTTAGGGTTAGACCGTGAGACATCGCGGCGGGTTGTGCCACAATAACTTTTAAGTCTTTGCCCTTTTGGAACTCACCGAAGATACGGTCTCGTTCGTTCTTACTAACACCACCATAGATTGTTTCTACTGTGAAGTACTTACTCAGTTCCTTAGACACCATCTTAACGGAGGACACGTATGGTACGAACACTATGACTTTACCTTCCGCCGCAGTGATTATGTCCTTGGTTTCTTTTATCCTTGGGTTAGATGGTATTGTTATCTCGGAACCATCGTCAGCATAGACAACACCGCATGCAATTTGAATTAGTTTAGCCATCTTAACCGCTTCATTAACTGCTGTGATAGCCCCACTGTCCGCTTGGGTTTGTAAGCGGGTCATCATTTCGTTATATGCTTTGTTCTGTTCCTTGGTTAAACTAACCTGCCGTGTTTCGTACAATAGTGGTGGTAAGTCCATACATTCATCTCTAGTAAATCTAACAGATGGTTGCATAATATTTTTAACTACTTCCAACGCATCGGGTTTAGGTTGCCATATAAAATGAGTTATCTGACGCATCACTTGCATCTTGAACCTATTGAAGTAAGGGGGTACGTTATCGGGTACTAACAATCTGCATTGAGCCCAAGCGTCTGTTGGTGAATTAGGTGTAGGTGTACCGGTCATACCCCAACAAGACCTTTTGACTTTGTGCCTGTTGATTACTGTATTAAGGGTCTTCCACTTATCAGTTCCCGCATTACGAGCACACTGAGCAATTTCGTCGACTACGACTACGTCGATGTCTTGTCTGGTGCGTAGGTCTTCTTCAATTATAGCAACGCCATCATGGTTGATAATGTACACGTCTACATCTTGAGCGAGTAGCTTCTTACGTTTAGTTCGTGTCCCATGCACTACTGTGAACGTTAGATGGGGGAAGTGGTTGAATATCTCGTCCGCCCAAGTTCTTTCCAACGTGGACAACGGTGCTATTACTAGCATTTTGTTTAGGTTCCCTACGCTTTTAAGATAGTCGTACGCCCATAGCGACGCTAACGACTTACCGGTACCTAACTCACTTAAATTGAACGCTCTCTTATACATCGTCAAGAAAGCGGCGGCTTCTAGTTGTGCCATAAACGGCTTGAACCTACCCGGCCAATTATAGTGGTGTCTTATCGGTGCAGGCGCATCGAAACCTAAGTTTCGTAGTACCTTGGTTTCTTCTATCCTATGGGGCACTGCTACTAGTGTCTCCCCTTTTACAGTTATCGTCTTTGCTGACGATATGACGCTTAATATCTTAGAGGTATCTTTAACCTTTAGAACTAACGCCTTTTTCTTTTTCCATACTAACATTTTCCAACCCCTCTATTAACTTATGCAAATAGTGTTGTGCCTTATGTAGGTCTACAATACCGTTCTTCTCTTTGTACCGGCACACATACTTAATGATGTTGCCTTCTAAGTAATTAAGGTTGTTTGCGACTATGAAGTCCCAAGGCTGAATTTCAGTCTGGTAATGACTACCGCTGACCTGCCTATCGTTTGCTGACATTTACTTTCTCCCTTTTTTATACATCTCCGGGTTCTTCTTTCTCCACCCTCTATTTGTTTTCTGACTAACCACTCGTGTGTTTGAGTCGCTAGCACTACCGCCTTTTGCAAGTGGCTTCTTGTGGTCAACGTCTTTACCGTCGCCTTTCTTAACGGTACCTTTCGCTAACGCGTGTCGTCTTGCTTTATTCTGAGCCACTCGTTTGTCTTGAACGGTTTTCTTCTTGTTATATTTCGCCTTGGTTTTAAGCGACTTAGCCGATGTCTTTAGCATTGATTACCTCCTTAACTTGTTCTACGTCATCAACTACAATAGCAAGACCCTCTGCTTTATTAATACCTGCAATCTCTCTATCTTGGTTAGCTGTTGTGTTGTTCCTTTTTCCCGGTGCTTTAGTTTCAAAAGCCAAGAACTGACCTTTGTAACACACTATTATGTCCGGACATCCCGAACGTCCCATGCCGTTTGACACGGGCATGTAGTACCACGCACCTATTGATACTAAATACTCTTTTACTTTCTTCTTTACTTTTCCCTCGGGGGTCATAGCCATAACTTATACTCCACAAAATTCACAGTTGTTACTGCCTACCGGACACCAATTACGACACAACCCCGACGGTTTAGCCTGCCACTTGTCGTCGTTGAACGCTTTAGCCATCCTTTCAGTCCTTGGTAAAAACTCAGACCATATCTCTGTGATGTCGTCTCGGGTGTAAATTTCTTTATCGAACTTACCTACCTTTAACCAAATGAAACCACAGACTATTTTCTCTACCCAAGGGTAGTGTATGAACGCTAACGCCGCAAATAGTTTTAGTTGGTCTGAGTCGGGTTTGTGCTTACCGGTTTTCCAATCTAGTAGGTACGCTGTCTTAGAACCAACCACACCGATGTCAACGATACCTCTGCACCATACGTCCTTCGCCATCCACTTAGTAGGGCGGAAGTTACTATTGATAGCCATACGTTGCTCTACTATCCGCTTACCCTCATACGTGAATATCTTATCCACATACTTGGCATACTTCTGCAAGTCTTTAGGTAGCGGGCCTTTCCGGTTAGCGTAGTCCTCGAGATGCTTATGTACCTTGTTACCCCAAATAGACGCTTCGTGTTGTTTCTCATGTGCTACTCTTGTTACTCTTGTTAGTTGGTACCTCAGTGGGCACGTTTCGAACGCTGTCAGCGCTGAGTAACTCCACGGTTTAGTTAAGGTCGATTTCATCCAATTCCTCATCCTTGTTTTTACACTTACGTACGCATTTATTCATAAAGTAGTCGTAAGAGTCCTCATAGTTAGCACCCCCTTCGGCGGCTCTACTTGCATACTCCACTGCTTCTTCGTCACATTTTTCTATATAGTCCATAAAACCTCAAATTATAAGTAGGTACTTCCCCTAGCCTTTAAAAGAGTGTACCCTACATTTTAGTTTATGGGTAATAATTTATGATTATTTAGCGTCGCCGTATGTGTCAGCGATGTCACCTTCGCTCCACGTAAGGAGTTCCGGCCACCACGTTGGCGGTGTGCGCATTATTTCCTGTACTGCGTCGAGCGTCGCCTGAGCTTTCT